TCATCCGCTGCCAGTAGGTCGTATGTCCAAGCGGGATGTTCGCCGATGATGTGTGCGTCTTGATGCACACATACGCATTGATGTTCGACACGCCGACCGTTACATTCTTATCAAGGCAGATGTCCAGATAACGGACGGATGTCACATCCAGCGTCAGGTCATTGCGGTATTCTTTTCCGGTCTCCCACGCGGTAGTACGAATGGTAAGGCCGGGGTTCCCCGTCTTGCCGGGTTCCCCGTCCTTTGCCTTTCTGCGGATGCAGATGTGTCCGCGTGCGGATTGCCGTGTCATCACTCTTCGATTTTTGCGACGGCAAGCCGTGCGACGGTCTTTGCGTGTTCACGGTAATCCTGGAACTCGTGATACTCCTGAAGGTATTCGGCGCGTTTGTCCACATCGATGGTGCTTTCCGGATCAATGGCATTCTGGTAGTTGGCAAGGATTGCCTGAACGCGATCCTGTGAATAGCGGTCATTGATGATTGCGCTGACGATTCCACCATAGGACCGGTCGGTGGTGTCCACCGATTCGCAGTCAAACAGATCATCCGGGGCTTCCTCTCCGTCTTCGAGGACGGGTGTTGCCGGGGTGAAATCGAAAAGCAGGCGGACCAGCGGTCCTTCCAGCGTCACCTGTACCCCGTTCTGAGGGAGCGACGGCATTTGATAATTCGCTTTCATATTCGTTTATTCAAGATAATAATCATACTTGCCCTTCCCGATGTCGCGCCGTCTCAAAACGGATTGACACGGGAATACGGGTTTATTCTTTTCAAGGATATCACGGTCGGCCTTGGAAAGTTCCAGGTCGGCCGGGTTGAAGGATTCGCCGGACCGCGCCGCCTTTGCCGTCGCGTCTTCAACCATTTCCAGCAGCTGCTGAAGGCGGTCATCGTGTTCGCGGGCTTTGTCCAGCACTTCTTTGATGGTCAGGGAATTCGTGACGAACTTGCAGGGTTCGTGGTCTCCATCCATCATAACCAGGACGGCATATCTGCCCGGACCGTGCGATGTGGTGATGTTCGGTTCAAAGTCAAGGACCTGAAGCGGCCTGTTCAGGATCTCCATTGCCTGAACTTCGCGGTTCCGGAAGAACCGTTTCCCATCTTTAGAAAGTCCCTGTGGCTTGATGCCTTTTTCTGCAAAACTCATGTCGTTGTTTGTTATCGTGTTCCATAGGTTCCGGCAATCACCCCACTTGCACCAACCCCAATAGCTGGCCAGAACCTGCTTTTTTCGTTCAACATTCTTCACCCGTTTCACCTTTTTGGCGAAACGCTGCTTGATGCTCTTGCGAAGCCTTGTGTTTCCCCGGCTGAAGCAGTATCCAAGGAAATCAATCCGTCTTCCGTTTGCGGTGGCTTCTTTGCCGCTTGCGTCGTTTCTTACTTTTGCCATCACCGAAAACGCTTGCTATCGGTGCGACCACCATGCTTGCCTTCACTACCAGGCCCCGGTTGTCAGACAGACGGCAGAATTCGTTCAGGTCATTCCATGCTTCCCCTTTTGTCCGGGCAAGCCCCGTCGTGTCATCGCAATACCGAAGATAGCACTTAAAGCGTCGCACCTCCTTCATGTGATGGTCGATCGGACTTGCCGCAAAGTTGCCTATGGGCTGGCTTGTGAATGCTCCGATGGGCACACCGCGCTTTCTTTTCCATTTCATCGTCCAGCATGTCAATGATGTCCTGATCGGATTCGTAGTTCAGGATTGCGATTTCCAGCAACTTAAGGAATCGCGGGTCCTTGTATTTCCGGGTGAAGACGGAGACTATGACTTCATGCGGAATGGATTGGTAATACTTCTTGTAGTCCGTCTTCCAAAACCACTTATATTCCGGATATCTCCGAAGCATCATCTTCATCCGCTTCACCCCGAAATGCAGGCCCTTTCCAGGTACGCAGGCAAAACAGTCGTGAATCAAAGAACTGTACAGGTCCGGACCGATCACATTCATGATGGCGTGATGCAGGATCCGCCAGGGGAAGAACTTCTGTCTGTCGATCCGGCGTGTCTTCCCGCAATCGTTATGCACTTCAAGTGGTTCATATCCGGGGTCGGGGAAATCCAGTTCCAGGATCATCCGCCGAAGGGATTTAAGGTCTTCTTCAGCATGAAGGTTGTGCCTTCTGATGGCCCGGTTCTTCTTCACCTTCCCGGCTTGGGCTTCTTTGTCCGCCGCACGGAGGTTGTCCATGTCGGCGATCTGTTCCAGGATATGCCCTTTCCTTTTTGCCATACAATCAATCTTCTTCAGATCATTATCAATGTCAGTTCCCGCTTGCAATGGAACTGATGCCCGGCGCGTCCGAGAATTAACCTACTAACGCCGCTTGCTTGGGGGTGCAGGTTCACCCGAAAGCCTTTCCGCCTATGTGTTCTGACATCACGGCCATTGCTGGCCGTTACGCTGCACTACACGATGCAGGGTCAAGGTGCGGGGAGAAGAAAAACGATGTCTTTCCTTGTATGGCGAGAGCCGATGTTCGCGTTCGAGTTCGAGAAGGCGTTATTCGTGTTCGCATAACCGACACCCGAATTCGCGCCGTTATTCGCGTTACCGCCCCACAAAACCAGCCCCCTTTCTCCCTTCTACCTACTGGCCGCCATCAACCGATCAAGGGAATCCGGCAGGATCCCGGCGGCCAGGTTTCAAAGAACTTAAAATGCATCACAAATGTACGGTCTGCCTGTTCCGAAAATTAGGACATCCTTTCTTTACACAGCAGCCATCAGTTCGGCACCGGAAATCCAGTTCAGCTTGCCATAATATGCAAGGCGAGAGCCGAGGCGCGCGGACGAGTCCGAGAAGGCGTAAGACGTGTTCGCAGAACCGACACCCGAAGACGCGCCGCTATTCGCGAAACCGCCCCACAAAACCAGCTGTCCGGTGTTGTTTCCATAGAAGTAATCGCACCAGTATAAAGTCGATCCGCCGGAAAGCGTCTGGGCGATCATGTCGAAGAATTCACCGACGATCATCTTCTTCACATATCCGCTGGTAGTCGGACGGGTCAGCTGCCGGAAGTCTCCTTCAGGATGTGAAGCGAGTTCGGCGGCTGACGGAAGGTGATTGCCCTGGTAGATGAAAACTTCCGTTCCATCCTGGCCAGCGTTTCCGGAATTGCCACAGAAGATGCCCTGGATCATTTCCCATTGCCAGCCCCAGAAGTCTTCAATGCCGAAGAGGTTCACGCGGGAGCAATCCACGCCTACATTGTCACCGTTCACCACGGAAATAGGGATGGATCCGCAGGCATCGCCCATAGACTTGGTTGCGCCGGTAAGCAGGGACACGGCGGCGGCCCAAAGGTCCTTCGATACGCTTCCACCTACACCGTTGCCGATGTTCTCCTGGCAGTTTGCGTTGCCGAATTCCATCAGGTTCAGCATGATGATCAGGCGAACCGCATCGTAATTGATCAGGCCGAAGTTGCGACCGTTCTGCTGTGCATAATTCCAGAACTGCGTGATGGTCTTCGCGCCTTGGGGTGCCACTCCGGAGCGCGAAACGAGCGCACCGCCGGAAAGGGAACCCTTGTAGGCACCGAAACACTGTTCCTCGATGTAGTGTCCGCCGATGGGAACCATTGACATCCACAGGGTCGGGATGCCGGTCTGCGCGTCTTCCTTCACCAGATAGTACAGGCGGGGTGAATAGAACATCACATGCCCGCGCGTCTCATCCACGACCGTTCCGTCCGCGAAGTGCGAGCTGTCGTGTTTTGACAGCTTCGCGATCTTGCCGTCATTGGTCAGGAAGGCGCGTCCTATCTCGGAAAGGTATTCATCGCGCATCGTGGTATTTCCGACCACACCCCACGCGGGGCTTGATGCGTTCTGTTTGATCGGCACGCCCCACGCCACTTCCAGCAGCAGCTGCTGGTTGCCTGCGTTGATGGATGCCACAAAGTCTTCAACCTTGATTCTGCGGACGGATCCGCCCGCCGTTACCAGCACATAATCATCCTGAAGGACTGCACCGGTCACCGTTTCGTTTGCTAAATTTTTCATTTCGGGTCGATATTAAGTTAATGAATCAAATTCCACTGTTACCAGCACTTCGACATCATGCGTGGTTCCGTCCTGACGGTCGGTGTGGGATGTCTCCACATTGATGCTGCTGGATGTGCTTTGTGCGAGACGCTGCCAGGTGTCCCCGTCGTAAATCTCGAATTTGTAGGTCGGATTGGTAGGGGTCAGCACGGACCCATCAGCGGCCTTCACGATACGGGCTGCGACGGTCACGGGCTTGTTTGTGTCCACTTCCTTGTTCGCACTGGAAATGTACGGCACCACGATGATTTCATCCAGGGTGTCGATGATGGAAATGGCGGCGCGTGCTACATAGTCCGTGTCGGCCTGGTTCTGGTAGAATTCCACGATGAACAGCTGCGTTGCATCGATGTCATTGCGGTTCACGGTCACGGTCTTCTGACCGGCCACGGCGGACCATTCCGTCGTACCTTTGTACCACTTCACATAGTAATTGCTGACGGGCGCGGTCGCAAGCCAAAGTTCGGCTTTCAGCGTCGCGGATGCGTGCGAGGAATCAAGTTGCGTGGTGGTTGCCGTGATGAATCCGAAGTACGATGATGCACCGGCGGATTGGATCTGAATGTCGATGCTCTTTGTCAGGGTGTAGGCCACGCCGCCGATGGTAGCCGTGCAGGAATACAGCAGGGTGTCGTTTGCCATATTCGTTGCACTTGCAAGATTGGCGATGATCTTCAGGGCACCGGTGGTGGCATTCATCGCGAATTTGCCGGTGGAATCGGTCGTATAACCGCCGGATGTTGCCCCGTTGAAGTTCAGAACATTGCCGTTGTACTGCCATGAATGGTTTGCCAGCGTCACGGAGTTCCCGCGCGTGGTGCCGACATGCGGGGTGATGATCGGCTGATTTGCAGCAACGGCCCAGTTCGGGGACACGGCCCCCGTCTGGCTGTCCACGGCCTGAAACAGCGGGATTCCGTTCAGTTCCAGGGTCAGATAAATGGTATCACCGTTGCGAAGACGCTTGACGGTGATGCTTCCTTGTGCGCTGTACTTACTCATATTTATTGATCTTTGACATTATTTCGGAATCCGAAAACACTTCACCGCTGATGGCGGCGGCTTTATCCTGAAGGGTCGCGTGCGAGGCCAGGGACTGATTGTTCATCACTTCCTTTTCGTTCAGTATCACCGTCAGATTGTCGGTGCGGTGTCCACCGATCCGGAATCCGGCTGCTTCAGCCTTTTTCCGGTTTGCAATTACATACCGCATTAGTTGATGATGTAAGGTTCATTGTTCTCGTCGGTATAGACTTCATTGTTCCCGTCGGTCGCGATGTCATACGGGCCTTTCTGGATGGCATCGGTGAACACTTCCAACCAGTCATCATCCGCCGTGCTGCCGATGCCGGTCTTTGCGAGTTCAAACACGGTGTGTCCGCCTTCGTTATGCCGGACATTGGTTGCATGTGCCGAATCAGTGAACCATACGATACTGATGATGGATTCAGGGTTTACGACGGCCTTGCCTTCAGAATCTACCATCGCTTCGTCATAGCGTTCGGTCTGATGCGGAAGAATGCCGGTGCCGTTGGTGGGGTTGCAGGAAAAGTCCTGATGAAGACGGCTGACGGAGAATTGGCAGCGTGCGACCTCGGTATTTCCCACGAACACCTTGATCATATAGTTCGCCTTGCGGATGATGCGAAGATCCATCACAATGGACGATGCGCCGATGGAAACAACTTCATTCCCGGCGGTCAGTTCCGTCATCGAATTGACATTGTTGATCTCATACAGCTTCAGCGTGTAGCCGGAAGTCATCTTTTCCGCGCCACGGTACACGGTCACTGGAATGGTGCGAAGATAGGCGTTTTCGTCCAGGGCCGCTGTGCGTGCGGCTGCTGATGCGCTGATAATGCCGTGCGCTACCTGGTATTCGTACAGGTGCAGTTTGTCTTTGAACGGGTTGTAGTAGATGGCTTTGCTTTCGCCGATGGAAATGCCGTAGGAATCGTCCGAACTGTCCACGGTGGACAGGACGATCGGATCAGTCTTGACGGGGTGTGTGATTCCAAGGCGCGAATCAACCAGTTCGGCTTCAAAGGTCAGGGAAAACCTTTCTGAAGGCAGCAGGTTCCTGTAAATGGTCAGCGCACCGCGTGTCGCTCCCACGGTGTCGATTTCATACAGATTGTTCCAACTGCTGATTGTGGTGATGTCCACGCCGTTCACCTTCCAGACCATATTTCCAAGCATTGCGTTGGAATGTGGATTCGGCCAGGATCCGTCCGGTGCATTGGCGATGACGGTCGGCTGAAGGACGGTCGGTGTCACCGTCCTGTTCGGGTCATATTCCCCGGTGCGGGCGTTGAAGACCTGCGTCACGGGGCTGAACTGCGTTGCACATGCCAGCGTCACGTACACTGACAGCGGGGCAAAGTCTTTTCTGATTCGTTTTCTTCCTGTTTCCATATCAAATAGTGATTTGAGCCGTGCCGACATCGCCGCCAGGCAGGACGGCCCTGATCGTGAAAAGTGTGCTTATCGTTTCGGAGTTGCCGCCGAGGTCGTTTTCACCGGCCCGGAAGCAAATGTCAATGGTCCCGTTGAATGACTGTGCCTTGGCCGACAATCTCCAGGCTTCATCATCCACGGCATCCCCACTGTCACGGGTGATGGTCCATGTCTCGACCTGATCCGTTACATCCTCATACATTCCCTTCCATACCCGGCAGCTGACATGCAGGGATTCGCCCCAGGCAAGGAACGAATCACCCTGTGTGTCTATCTCCAGGCGAAGCGGCAGGTTTTCAAACTGCTGGATGGTCCCGGACATGTAGATATTGTTCAGGTATGCTGAATAACCGGACATGTCAAGCCCGAAGACAGACAGGTTCGTCAGGTCCCCGAATTGTGCCGCGATGTTGCTTGCCGAGAACTCCCAATCATTCACCCCGGCCAGGAACCTTTCGTATGTGCGCGTCGAATAGCGGCTGGTTTGCCGGGTCGTGTCTGTGAAGTTTCCATAACTGACAAAGTGCATCGCGTCGCAGGGGTGGAAGGAATGCTGCCAGGATTCCGACATGCCGCGCAGGGCATACCGGAAGCGTTTGTTCTGACCGTCCAGAATTTCCGTGATACGGAAGTACGCGGTGAAGAATCCCGTGAACTTGAAGTTTCCCTTGCTGTCATCCCAATCCACGGCCGAATTGTTGGAAGCCGTCATCCCGTCGTGGAAGATGCCTTGGCAGATGTCATCCACAGCGATGGTGCCTATCTCGCCATCCTCCAGGTGCAGCGTGATGATGCCGGTCTGAAGGATATCACCGGCCGCGTCGTAGTCCGGGGCTACTTCTTCGATGATGCCGCCGCCGGGGGCACGCCAGTAGTTTCCGATCTGGATTGATATGCGGTTGTATCGCAGTTCCGGAACCTCCAGGAAGTGATGCAGAATCAGGCTTTGCATTTCACCATCCCCGTGGCGGTCGATGTGTCCGCCGGTGCCGGTGATGCCCGGTACGAATTCACCGAACCGTGCGCCGTCCAGAAAGGTGATTTTCCCGGCGGCAGCATCGGGGGTGTCTTTGCGTAGGAACTTCCGTTCTGTCTCGCTTTGTGTGGTCAGGCGTTCGCCATCGTATGCGACCATCCCGTCCCGGTGTGAAAAACGGTCCAGAACTTCTTTGTTGTCGTGATTGTGTGCCTTCAGTCCGATTTCCGAACTGGTGATGATGGACATCAGCCACTGCCTGATCGCACCCAGCGATGCTTTCCCCCAGG